ACCGCGTTGACATTGGCGGTGACGCCGACATTGACGCCGGACGTAAACGTGATCGACCCCTGCAGAAACTTCGCACTGGCGCCGGACCAATAGATCACCGAAGCGGTCGAGCCGCCGCCGACGGTACCGTTGGTGCCGAAGGCGTTCTTCACCAGAGTGCAGCCGGTGTCATAGAGCGTATGCAGACAGGTCGGCTGATAGATGTTGCGCGGCATGTCGATGTCGAGCAGCACCAGGTCGGAATTCACCGTGAGCTTGGCGCTGGTGCGCCCGATCTGGTCGATCGTCCCCAACCGGCCCTTGAACAGGATGACGGAGCCGACCGCCGTGCCGCCGATAGAATCGGAAAAGAACACGCGGTCGCGCTCGATCTCGCAGCCGTCGAAAGCGCCGTCGCGCAACCCCTGCAGCCAGGGCGCACCGCCCGTGATGGTGTCGGTCGACCGCGCCGCCAGCGTGATCTGTTGCTGGTCGACCTCGAGGCCGATCGAAGCCTTGTGCTTGAGGCCGTCGATCAGCGGACCATTTCCGAGGTAGGTCACCCCCCCATAGCTGAAGGTGACATTGGAATTGGTGTAGGCCAGCACCAGACCATTCCGCAGCGTGAACGTAAAGGTGTCGGCGAAGATCAGCACCGCGTCGTTGCCGGCTCGCGCGGCGTTGAGGTAATTGATCAGTGCCGTGGTCGCGGTTTTCATGCGAGATTTGTCTGCGCTTGCAGTTGCGTCGAGGTCGCCGCGATGTTGAAGGCGCGGAACTGAGAGATGTCGCCGCAGGCCGGCGCCGCGGCGTTGCCGCCGCCGAGCCAGATATTCGAAGGCGTTGCCGTGAACAGCGGGTTGCTGTCGGCCGCCGGCGTTTCGTTATTCGCCGTCAGAGCGCGGCCGGAGGAATTGCCGGATACGCCGGTTATGTTCGACGAGGCCCACGATGTGACCGCTGCGGTCTTCGTCAACGTCGTGCTGCTGTCGATGGTGGAGAGGCTCGTTGAGCTTCCCATGGCGAGCAGCTGGTCGCCGTTCGAGTTCGTGTTGGTGGCGAGCAAGTCCACGCTCGCACCCGCCGCGTAGGTTTGATTGATCGTCTTGACGATGAAGGTCGCGGTCGCGGAGGTCCACGGGATTTTCAGACTGTCGGCGGCGCGGCTCGCGGTGCTCGATGTGGTCGGAATATATGACGAAGCAAACGGAAGCGGCTCGTATTGTACTCCCCACGCCAGAACGCCGGAGGTGCCATCGCCTGTAAATGTCGGCATCGAATTTCCGCCAAGAGACGGCGAAGCGACGTTCGACATTCCCAGGTAAATATAATCGGTCGTGTAGCTCGTGGTGAACGTCAGGCTCAGTCGAACCCAGCCATTAGCCAGCAAGACACCGGTTGCCGCGAAGCCCGAGCCGAAAGTGGCCGTGACCGCACCGGTCGCCGTGTTGATAACGGCCGACTGAAGCGAACCGCCATTGTAATGAGCCAGCGCCCCATACGAATATCCATCAGCTTTAAAATAGGCGCTCAAGGTCGTTGATAGGCCCGACGCGCAGGTAAGGGGTACGTATGCTGAAAAATGCTGACTGTTCGCCGTCGTTGAAATTACCGCGGTGGCTGTGTTCGTTCCGTCCGGGGCGATACCCACATTATTTGTTGGAGTCGCACCATAGCCCGTTGCGCCGGCCCATGATGCAATTGCTTGGGAATAAGTCAGAAGATTGGTACTTGCCGGTTCGAGCAGCAACCCATTCGAAGTTCCGACCGATGTCGGACTATAATCGAAGGGCAGCACGCCGCTGGAAATGCTCGCAAGATTGCCCGACGAATTCGTGATGTATTTGGACGAGGAGCGCGAGAACGTTCCGCTGACCGCCGTGAGCCACGCGGAGAAACTGGTGTATGTCGTTCCGTTGTAGATATAGTGATTGGTGCCACCCTCTGTCGTCGGGTCGGCGAACATGAGCGGCAGGGTGCTGCCGATCGCATAGGGCGTGTACCAAGCCGAGTAGGTATAGAGGCCGACGCCGGCGCCGGTCCCGGCCGGCGTAATAACGACCACATTATCGACGCCCGCGCTATTGGCGCCCGTGGTCGCCGTGATAGTCGTCGAGTTGACGACCGTTGCGCCGGTGCAGGCGACGCCGCCGATGGTGACCGACGTCGCGCCGCCGAAGAACATGCCCGTTATCGTGACGGACGTACCGCCGGAAGTGCTACCGCTCGACGGCGATATCCCCGTCACCGTCGGCGCCGGCACGGCGGCGGGCATGGTGTTGGCCGTGATGCTGCGAAACTTCATGCTGTCGAGCTTCCACAGGCTCGACATGAACTCCTCGAAATCCATCTGATCGTCGAGGAAGCGGCACTGGAACGCGAAAGTGAAGTCGGTGGTGATGGCGACGCCGGCCCCCGGCGCACTTCCGAAGACGATCGAGTTCGGCGCAATAAACAACCAATTGCCACTCGATTGCAACACGCCGTTCAGATAAACGTTGGCGACCGCCGTCACCCACGACACTGGCTCGTTCCAGCCGCCGAGCGCGCGCCCGATGACAAAGGTTTGCGTCGTGCCGTCGCCGGTCCCGATCGCCCCGCCGGTGATCGTGGAATCGTCTGGATCGGTGTAGAGGAACGTATTCGCCTGACCCTGCATCTGCATGAAGAAGCCCATCAGGCTTTGCAGGCTCGACGATCCGAGTCCGGCAAATGCCGCGGTCAGCGACGAAGCGAGGCCGTGATAGATCGCCTCGAACTCATAAAGCGGATAACTCATGAGCGCGACACGCACCTCGCGGCCCGATATATGGGACGCGACGCGCGTCGAGAAACCCGGCTTCTTGTGCCGTGACCAGGAGAGGCCCGGTAACGTCGGCAATGCGGGCGGAGCGGTCATGACCGCACCGTTTGAAGGCGCATCGACTGCAGCGCATAGAGTTGGGCCATGAATTCCTCGGCATCGAGATCGTCATCTTCGAAACGACAGAGCAAGTACCAGGCAAAATCGGCGCTGACGGCGACAGTCGCCGAAGGCGGAGTCGTAAAAGTGACGGCCGGCGCCGGCGGCCCATTGGCGATCGCAAAGCCACCGCTCTGCGGAACGCCGTTCAGATAGACCGCCGAAACCGGGCCGAGGCTCGCGGGCGACAACTGATAGCCGCCGATGGATACGACGAACGGGAAAGTGACGGTCGCGCCGTCGCCCGGGCCGAGCGCTTGCGCCGTCACGGGGGAAAGCGTCAGCGGTTGGAAAAGGAACGAGGATCCCGCGCCGGCGCAATGCTCGAAAAATCCCAGGATTGCCTGCAATTCGGCGTAGGCCGATTGCAGGCGCAGCAAATCGTAGTTCAATTCGACCCGCCACAGCGGCGCCGCCATTTTCGCGGCGCGCACCTCGCGGCCGGAAATGTGCAGCGCCGAACCGGTCGAGAAGCGCGGCGTCAGTTTTATCGACAAACCGAGTGTCGCGAGCGTTGGGAACGTCGGATAGGATCCCGGCGGCGGCGGGGCGGCGGCGACAAGCGGCGCGAGGAACGGGCCTTTGCCGCCGATCCAAAATCCGGCCGGCCACTGAGCCGTATCGCCCCATGTCGCCGCGAGCGACGGAAACGTCGGGAAGGGCCGCGCATCCCAATTCCAGGCCAACATGAACGTGGTCTGGACCATCGGCATATTGCCGCTCGACGTCGCATTGTTGCCGTCGGTGACCCAGTATTGATAGATTGCCTGCAACGCGAGCAGTTGCAGACCGGCGTCGCGGCGCGGCGCATAGCCGCCAGCCGCTGCCGCGCTCGGGTCCCAGATCGACCAATAGGCCGTGGAACTCTCCGCGCTCGCCGGATCGAAAAAGACGTTCGGTTGGTTGGTCGAGCGATCGGTGCTCGCAAAACCGTATTCGATGAAGGCGATCGATTTCGATTGCGCGTTCCATTCGGTGAACGGACCGTGCGGCTGCCAGCCTGTGCCGTCGCCGTCGTCGTACACGGCCTGATGGCCGTTGCTCCACCACCAACGCAGCTGCTTCGGCGCAAGGATTTGCTGATTCGGCGCATACGGGTTGCGCGATTGCGTCAAGCGGTCGCCGTCGGGCAACGACACCCGCAGATCGGTGCCGTTCGGATCGAGCCCGATGCCGAGATTGTTGCCGTCATTGTAGAACCAGTTGAAATACTGGCCGCCCTCGATATTGGCCTTCAGATAGGCCATCGAGTAAATTGTCGGCTGCCCGGTGAGACCGAGCCCGTTGAGATTGGTCGCCGCGGGCGGCCATGAGCCGCTCGGCTGCGGATCGAGCCAGTGGTCCGCGTCGAGTCCCCCTCCTGCTGTCGTCCAATCGCTCAACGGCAGGTAATTATCGAAGCAGACGAGATCGATATTGCCGTGCGCATAAAGCTGATCGAGATGCGGCCACTGGCCGTTCGCGCCGGCGTGCTGAAATCCCATCCAGTCGGACCAGTCGGCGGAATAGCTGACGAGGTTATGGAGCCCAGTCGTGTCCTTGGTCAGCGCGGCCGTATCGAACACGCTGCGAACGTCGTCCGACAATTGCATCAGACCGGCCAGGAACGGGTAATCCCACGTCACCCGTCCGTCACCGCCCGTCGTGCCGGCCTTGGTCCAGGCCGCGCCGCGGATCGTTTCCAACCCGCGCAGCTCCGAGCCGAGCAGGAACAGATCGACGCCGCCGGCGAGCACCACCAGATTGGCGTAATGCAGAATCATCCGCCGATAGGTGTAATCGGTCGGAGACCCCGAATAGGCGACGGTCAAATTGGTCGCATCGCGCGAGAAATTCGACGTCGCCGCCGACCCGAGAAATGCGCCGACCGCGCTGGTCGCCGCCGACGAAATGTCCGGCGTAAAGGTAATGCGACCCCGCCACGGCAGGCCGGCGCTGGTCATCAGCAAAAACGGATAGAACACGACGCGCAAGCCGCGTGCCTTCAAATCCTGGATGCAGCGCACGACCGACTGATCCGACGGCGTGCCGCCATAAACCGCCGTTCCCCCGCTCGTCGGAATCGGTACGAGGCCGGACGACGCTTGGGTGAGCGACGACACTCTCCAGTTATCGGCGCTCCACGTCCCGCCGACGTATTTCTCGAACGACCCTCCGATGAACGTCGTCGACGGATAGACTTGGCAAGTCGAGGCGCCGGTGGAATTGCCGAACCAGGCGACGACGACGGCGACCGTTGCGCAGTCAGGAAACTGCGCCTGCAACTGGTCGAGCGCATAATCGCAATCGGTCTTGGTCCCGCTCGGATTGAAGTTGAGGTTCAGTTGCGTATAGGACGAGGCGCCGACACGCTGTCCCTGATAGGGCACGCTGTCATAGGTCCACTCGCCGGTCGCCGGCAGCAGATTGACGCCCTTGAGATAGCTCATGATTACCGATCGCCCGCCCGCAACCCGAGATGGGCGCCACGCTTCACGGCATCGTTGATCGCGCGCAGCATGTGCCGCGAATTATCGTTGAAGAAGCGCGCCACGCTTTGCGAATCGAGCGCCGAAACGCTGATGCTGACCGGCGCATGAATTTGCGGGCTCATGGCGGCACCCGTATACGGTCCCGAGCCGCGCGCCGCCGGCACGATGGTTTCGCCTTGATGGATCAGGGCGAGACCGCCGCGCAGCACATAATCGGTCCCGACATCGAACGCCGCAGCGGCCAAGACCGAGGCCTGCCCGGCCGCGGCCGGACCGGCGGCGGCCGGACCCATGGTCGGCGCCAGGAATGCAAAAATGCCGGCGAAGGTTTGCGCGGCGTCGGTGGTGATTGTCTTAAGGGCGTTAGCGACGTTGCTGAGTACCCCGGTGCTCGACGCCGTTTGCTCTGCCGCCTCGCGCGCCGCAGCGCCGGTCGTCGTCGCCGTCGTTTGTGCCAGTTCCGCCGCCACCCACTTCACCACCATCTGCTCCACCATTTCGATGAACTTGATGGTCAGATCCTCGAGCGTCTTGATCATGGCCTTGTGCCAGGTCGTGGTGCCCTCGAGCAGGCCGCGGAGCTGTGAGTTGAAGGCGCCGGTCACGGTCGAGAGATAATTGGTCCACAGCGCCTGCTGGGCGGCGATAGACTGCTCGTCGAGGCGGAGCATGTCGGTCCTGTGTGTTGATTCAAGCGACCGGAGCTGATCCGAAATCCGCTGCCGCCCCTGCAAAGTCAGGTTGCCGGTCAACAGCGCGTTTCGCAACACCTCACGCTGCGCCACGAACTCCTTCTGGGTCTCATCTTGGAGTAAAGCGTATTTCTCATTCTGCGTGATTTGATATTGGGCGACCTCGGCATCGGCCAGGATTCGTTGCCGCGCTAATCCATGCTGTAGAAGCTTAGCTTCGTTTCCGATCTCCCTCACTTGCATGGCGCTTCGTTGCGCGGCCGTGCCCATATCGCTGAACGCTTTCACGCTTTGCGACAATTGGCCGGTCGGCAACGCCGTGCCGATTGCATCGCCGAGACGCTCAAGATTGCCGTTCAGTCCACTGACCTGGGCGGTCAATCCCGCGAGGCTATCCCGGATTTGAGCGATCCCGGAAAGCGCATCCATCATCGGTCGAGGCACTAAAGTTTATTTCAACACTATTTTCATCGACCATGCGATCGGCTCCGCCTTCTCATTTGATCATGCCGCCAGGAAACATCGCGAGCAGATCGCGATAATCCCGCGACGAGCGCGCTTTCGGCTTGTGGCCGAGATAGGCCGCCACCATCTTGCGCAGCGGCGGCGCGTCGGCCCAGGCGCGATGCAGGTCTTCGAGAAAAGGCACGTCGACCTGATCGAGGACCTGATCGCGCGTCCAATGCAGTTCGATCACGAGATCGGCGACGAGCGCGCGCCAGTCGATGGCGTCGAAGCGCTCGCCGCCAACACTTCCCCCGCGGCGGCATCCACCCGCTTGCCGCCGGCCTGCTCGATCACCACCGGCAGGGCCGCGACGAGTTCGGCGATGCTGATCGGCAGATCGAAGAACTCTTCCCGCGTCAGCCGCGGATGGGCGCGCCGCAGCCCATGCCAGAGCACCTCGGCGAGCGGGGCGAGCCGCTCGCCGGACAGGCTTTCCGGACCGATGGCCGAAAGCTTCGGCACATAATCGGCGATGGCCAGGATTTGCCGCAACGACAGCGGCGCCACATGAAAGTCGTGGCCGCCAAGGCGTACGGTGCGGGCTACGGTTAAATCGACGGTGTGGTCACGCTCCAGGGTCACGCGATATCTCCTTCTCGGTCTCAACTTCTTCGCCGTGGGATGGTGCGTAGCGCGCGGTCTTCGACCGCTAGGGGGCGCATAAGCCCCGGTTTCAACAGATCGGCGTCAGAACAAGCGCTCCTGTTGAACTTATTGAAATGACGCCATAAATATGATTTCAACAGTCAAGCCGCCCAACCGTTGGAACTGTTGAAATGATTGACTCTCAAGAACTTAACGGCGATCAGCGCCGTGAAGTCGTCAACACCCGGCAACGCTACGCCGCCTATCGGGAGGCCGAGCAGCGGGCGAAAAGCTACCGCGGTTCAATGACTTGGACACATATCCGAGGGCACGGTTACTTGGTCCGAAGCCGTTACGGCAAGTCCGGGGTGCGGCGACAAACGTCCCTCGGCCTCCGCTCGAAAGAGACCGAGGCGATCAAGCTCGAATATGAGCGCGGCCGGGCGGAGGCGCAGCAGCGATTGAAGACTTTGAAAGCCGCGATCACCAGACAGTCGGCCATAAATCGCGCCCTCGGCTTGGGCCGCGTCCCCTTGATTGGAGCGAAGATCGTGCGGGCGCTCGACCAAGCGGAAATGCTCGGGTCGGGCATCCGCGTGCTCGGAACCAACGCCATCTACGCATTCGAGGCTGCCGCCGGCGTCCACATCGATCCGGGCTTCACAACGACCGAGGACATCGACCTGTTGTTGGATGCGCGTCGCGGACTTACTTTCGCGGCGCAGGAGAATGTCACGCAGCCATCGTTGCTGCATTTGCTGCAAAAAATCGACCGCAGTTTCACGCGTTCGACGCAGCCGTTCCGCGCGGTCAACCGTGACGGCTATCTCGTCGATTTGATCAAGCCCTTGCGCAATCCGCCTTGGGCGGATGAGGGCCCGCGGGTCGGCGGAAACCCCGACGACCTTCTGGCAGTCGAGACCGAAGGTTTAGCTTGGCACGAGAGCGCACCCTCCTTCGAGGCTGTTACAATCGATGAAAGAGGCGAACCGTGTCGCATTGTGGCGACCGATCCGCGGGTCTGGGCCGCTCACAAGCTTTGGCTTTCGAAGCGTCAGGATCGCGAGCCTGTCAGGCGCCGGCGCGATGCCGCCCAAGCCCGAGTTGTCGCCCGTCTTGTGGCGGAGTTCATGCCGCACCTGCCTTACGACGCGGAGCAACTGCAAATGCTTCCAAAGGCAGTGTTCGAGGAAGCGGCCTCCCTTTTCAAGTGATGCACGCCGTGCGCAATCCGCGCCGCGCCGCTACTCGCTCAGGCTGATCGTGCCGATATTGTTGGACGCGTCGGCGATCGCCTGGAAATCGAATTCCGCGACCGTGAATTTCTGGTTCGAGAACGGCAGCGACAGTTTCGGGCAGACGCAGGCGTTGAGCTTTACCACCAGGTCCTTCGAGCTGCCGTAATAGTTGAACGTCTCCTTGAGCGCGATTTCGAACAGCGGCAGCGGACCCATCAGCTGGTTTGAAAGGCTGCTCTTGTTTCCGGTCGAAATCGTATAGCTGTAATAAATCAGCACCGCTGCGCCGTTGTCGGCGCTGTTGAAGGTGTAGACCCTGCTCGAAACACTGTATTGCCCCTGCGTCGGCGAAGCCGCGACCGGGGCAAGCTGCGCGCCGCTCGATGCGTAGAACACGCCGAAATCCTCGCTGAAGGTCGCGCTGTTCGCCACCGTGACGGCGCCGGAAGCGACCGTATCGCTTTCCCCGGTCGTCATTTCCAGCATGCTGTTGGCAGTCAGGGTCTGGCCGAGAAACAGGTTGTTGACCTGCGTCGTCTGCAGCCGGGCATATTTGGCCTTGCCCGTGATCTTGAACTCGCCGCCGCCCGCCGCGACCGCCATATTGTACTGGCCGAGCAAAGTCTCGATCTTGCGGTCGAAATCAATCGACACGTCTTGCAGTGTGCCGAGCAGCGCAGGCGGCGTATTGGTGACGTCAGTGCGCTTGCCGATCAACGTGCCGCTGCCGAATGCGTATTGGGTCATGGGTGGGTTCTCCTCGGTGAGAGCTGGTAACATTTGCGAATAGCGAAATAGCGACTGGCGAATAGGACGAAGCGAATGAGGAGGGGCAAGCCTTCCCTGCTCGCAATTCGCCACTCGCTATTCGCCTGTTTCCCTACGGAACCAGAATCTGGAATGGGATCGCGGCAACCGCCTTGCCATCGGTATCGCCGGTGTCGACGAAAACAGGCCCGAGCGGACAGCAATGCGCAACCAGGCCTCCGAGCGTCTGCTTATTGCCGTTGATCGCATCGGCCCCGCCCGGCGCCACCACAGCATCGATGGCGTCGAGCAACGCGTTCATGGCGGTGTCCGGCACATCCTCCGGGTCCATGCCGGCAGACAGATAAACGAAGACATGTGCATTGATGGTGAGCGTCGGCAAACCTTCGTTCTGACGGCCGCGCACTTCCCCGGTCTTGAGCATGGTCAGAAACGGCATCTGCGTTTCATTGACCTGATCCCAATGCACGAAGCGCCGGCTGGTCGCGGTGAATTGCGCCGCGCCTGCGATGAGATTGAAGAAGGCAATAGAAATCTGTTCGCGTGGCGTCGCGAGGTTGGTAGGAATTGAGGGTGGCGTAGTCTCCGGGGTGTTCAACCTCGAATCATCTGACGTTGGAGCGTCAGATAGGAGACCACGCCATGACGATCACTACCACGAAG